CAAAGTACTTGTTGCAAATAACGCGCTTGTGTTATATTGGAGATAGTCAGAAAAAACGGGTTACGCCCCGGAAAGGAAAAGCGGAGATGACTAAATACTTTACAAAAGATGGCGACGATTTTAAGGAAGTGGAAGATACACTTTTCACTCAATCCGAGATCGACACAAATATCATCCCTAAGCGTCTCGAGCGGGAGCGCGGCAAGTTTGCCGATTACGAAACCCTCAAAGAGAAGGCTGCAAAGGTTGATACGATCAAGTCAGAACTTGAGAGCAAGCTAGCGGAAAAGGACGTCACGATTGGCGACCTAACCACCAAAGTGAAAACTGCGGAGCTAGGGACTGAAAAAGTCAAGATTGCTAGCAAGTACAAGCTATCTGATGATGCACTTGAGTTCCTAGACGGCGATTCTGTCGAGGCACTAGAAGCGAAAGCTGAAAAGCTCTCAAAGCTAGCTCCTGGAGGAAAAGTAGTCGTTAAGAAAACCGGCAAACCTGCTGAAGGCGAGGCGGACGGAAACACAAGCATCGCTCGTAACTTATTTGGTCGAAACAAAGCTGACGCTTAATTCAACCTAATATTTCACAAAGGAATTTAAAGCTATGGGTAATCCGCTTTACACAGATGCACTCGACTTAGCCGCACACCAGGGCGAAGCGTGGAGCAAAAACATCCGAGGTGGCGTCCTCTCTAAACTCGCCGCACAAGATCCAACTATTAAAGTCGGATCGACTGACCACTTTACCTTCACAGGTACTCCGAAAGCGGAGTTGGTCGGCGAAGGTGCTGATAAGTCCAGCAATGATGGCACGCCTACTAAGGCAACCACCAAGACTTACACGGTTCAGGTTACTTACCGAATGAGTAACCAGGTTCTATGGGAAGATGAAGACTACCAAACCGGCATCGTCGACAAATTGGTAGCAAACATCGCCATCGCTTTGAGCCGCGCGCTCGACTTGATTGCGATTCACGGCATCAACCCTAAGACCGGCACAGTATCTGGTAACGTTAGCCAGTACTTTGCGAAAGCTGGAAACGACGTTGGTCGCGTTGTTGCAACAGCTGATCCGAATGCGGACATCGAAGCGCAAGCTGAAGATCTCCAAGAAGCGGGTCACGTTGCGACGGGTATCGCGTTCGATCCTGTCTTTGCCGGTAAACTGGCTCGTACTCGCGACGAGAACGGCGTAAAGCTGTATCCAGAACTGGGTCTTGGTTTCAATGTTGACAACTTCCAGGGACTCCCTGCCGCTGCTAGCGACACAGTATCTGGTCGTCAGGAACTCGGCGCGGAAGACGCTCGTGTTCAGTCGCTCATGGGTGACTTTAACGCCTTCCAGTGGGGTGTTGCCCGCAACGTGCCTCTAGAAACCATCGAGTATGGTGATCCAGATGGTGCAGGCGACCTTAAGCGTACGAACGAGATCGCGATTCGTGCGGAAGCCGTCCTCGGCTTTGTCATCTTCGACGAGACTGCTTTCAGCCTCATCGAAAAACCAGTTGCTAGCTAATCTCGGCTACTAACTACAGAGGCGCTCCACTTCGGTGGGGCGTTTTTGTTTGTTGTGATAAAATAAACACATGAAGAAAGCTCAAATATACCTATACAACAACCGCTTCACTGGCGAAGTCTTACCGCTCACAAAGGCGCAGGGTAAGAAGCTATCAGAGGACTGGTCGCGCATCAAGCCAGCAATCAACGACAAAGGGCAGCGCGTGCTGCGTATGAAAATGGAAGGCGCGACAGTAGATATACTCGAAACGGAGGTGGCTGATGTCGTCCCTGGATCAAAGTAAATATATTGCCGACCTGGTGGTGATCAAAACAAAAGAATTCAAAGAGGTGAAGGAGTTGCTATTGGCGAATGAAATCATTACCGCCGACGCCGAGATAGTCAAAACCGCTCAAAGCATCGACGAGATTACCCACGCATTGACAGACCAGCAGGCTTCTAAGTTCATAGACGTATTAGTTGCCACAAAAGAGCCGGTGCGCGGTCGTGTGTACTCTAAAAAGCGCGTAGAGCAGGCGTCCGGCTTGGTAGATGATATTAAAAGCACTATTGCAGGGTGGACGTTCTAATGGATTACTCACAATTTAATGATACGATCCAAAAAAAGGTCATGGCGGCACTCGCCATTATTAACAACCCCGAAGTAGCGCCGGACGTGCGCCAGCTCAACCAGGAGATACTATTCCGGGAAGTCGGCGCGGCGGTATACGCCAAAGTCTACAATATGAATGCCTTTGATTATGAAATCGAGCATACAACCGGTCCGGGCATGGCAAAGGTTGCCAGCGCCAGCGTGTCTGCAGGAGCGCTCGGGCTTGGTCTGCTGGTCCGGAATTACCTGGATACTATGGCGAGCAACGCGCAGCGGGACGCTACTCGTAATGCATCGCAGTCCGGTAAACGTGTCCGCATAATTCGCAAGGTAGTCAGCGAGTCTTGCGAATGGTGCGATGGACTAGAGAAAACATACGACGGCAGGTTTGAAGATGTTCCGGCTGATATATGGCTTCGACATCGTGGTTGCGACTGCTCAATTGTTACTGAGGGCTATAAGACTAGAAACGGTTTGCTGGATAACTACGTCAAAGACAAAGACGGCAATCGAATATAAAGGTATATGCACCCAACTTTTGAGGTAAAAGCCTATGTCGCAAAATATCGTTGAGCTAAAATTCGCAGGAAATATACCCGCAAAGAAAAACTCGCGCATAAATCGTGGGGACGGCATGAGCTTTCCAAGCCGGGACTTTGAAAAATGGCAAACCACTGCTATGCAAAACGTCCGCCTGCAAACAAAGGTTGAGTTCGTCGACCCGGTATCGATGGAAGTTATTATTTACTTTGGCAGCGACACCCGCGCCGATCTCGACAACCGGCTGACCAGCATACTCGATATGCTCGTGAAGTGCCACGTACTGCCGGACGACAAATGGCAGAACGTCCCAGCGATCGCACTGCAGGCTGAATATCGCAAAAACCGCCCGGGCGCGTTCGTGCGAATGACCGAGTTGCCCGCTGATTACCTCGGTCCAGAACTGGCGGCGACACGCGCCAAGCGAAAGCCCCGGAAACACTAGCGCTATTCGTATGTTACAATTACAATATCTGGTATAATATAAACCAATAACAATTACGCTTACGGAGCGGCAAACCCGGCTTAAAAAGGACAGCAATGCAACCACAGCCGGTAATCGATCCACGAGAACATGAAGCACAAGCAATAGCAGTTCAATTATTGCGACAGCTTAACGTATACGAACCGCAGGTTGCTAATAAGTATGCCTACTATGAAGCCGACCACGACACCCGCGACTTTGGTATCTCTACCCCTCGCAAAATGCTCCACCACCGCCCGGGTATTGGCTGGGCAAGTCGTGCGGTCAACTCTCTTTCAGACCGCGTAAACTTCGACGGATTCGCTCGCGACTCGTTCGGAGTGAATAACTATTTTACTCAAATAAACGCCACCAGCGTCATTAGCCAGGGAAAGCACGACAGCGCAATCGGCGGTTGTGCCTTTGTTGCCGTCGTTGACAACTCCGAGGACGACCCAGCGCACCCTAAAATCCTCATGCCATTTACTGCAGAGGAAGCCACCGGCGAAATCAACCAGACGACCGGCTTGCTAAACGTTGGTCTAGCCGTTACTCGCTGGGCAAAGCCACAGCCAAGCATTACACAGCCCTCGCGCCGCGTACGCTTCGCTCCTGCAGACTTCATTGTATTTACCAGGAACTTTACTGCTATATTTGAAAACCGAGCGCTATCATTCATCGTCGACAACCCAACCGGACGTTGTTTGCTACTGCCTATGACGCACCGCGCCAGCGCCCGCCAGCCTCTTGGTAAATCACGCCTTACTAAAACCGCCCGCCGGATCATCCAGGAAGTCGGACGCCAAAAGCGCCGCGAGGAAATTGCCGAGGAGTTCTACTCACTGCCACAACGCTACATTACCGGGCTTGCTGAAGGCGCTAAAAAAGACCCTAAGCTAGACAGCTCAATCGGTATCGTATGGGCAATCCCTAAAGACGAAGAGGGCAACGCGCCAACTGTCGGTCAACTCCAACAGATGTCAATCGACGGCTTCATTGGTGCGAAAAAAGACAAGGCGCGCGACTTCTGTGCGGAGACAGCGCTTACACTCCGCAACCTCGGTTATGAAACCGGCAACCCAACCAGCGCCGAGAGCCTATCGGCTATGTCGGACGACCTCTTGCTTGAGGCTACAAACTGGCAGGACGAGCTGGGCAACCAGATCAAGAATATCGCTATTACTCTCCGTATGAGCATCGACGGTATTAGTGACGTGCCGGATGCAATGAACGAGCTAGTGCCAGCCTGGAAGCCTATATTCCAAATGGACGTGGGCGCGACCGGCGACGCTATCGGCAAAATTCAAACCGCAATGCCTGAGTTTATCGGCACTATTGCTAGCTATCGAATGCTCGGTGTGTCCATTCGTGAAGCAGAAGAGCTCGTCGAGAAGCGCAAGGCTATGGCTGGGGCGCAGGGAATTATAAACGGCGGAGGAGGAGCATAATATGGCAGGCGTAACAACAACCCCACCAATCACACCTCCGAACGCTTACGCGAACGCTGAGGATCTAACGAACTTCTGGAAAGACCCGGGCGATACCGCTCGCGCAAATTATTTACTCAAGCTCGCAAGTAACCGCCTCCGGCTTATTGCCGAGGATAGTGGCATCGACCTCGACGACAAGGCAAACAACAGCCCCGCATACTTCGACACGCTCCAATGGGTAGTCATGGAGTCTACTAAGCGCGCCCTGCAAGCGCCACTCGACAGCCAGCCTGCCGAGAGCTTCCAGCAAACGGCTGGTCCGTATAGCGAAAATATCAAATATACCAATCCAACTGGCGACCTATGGTTCAAGAAGTCGGAGCTTTCAGCTATTGGCTTAAACGGTAACCCACAGCTCTACAGTATTAGTACGTCGCGCACAGATATATACGGATCATAATTTAATTTGAAAGTGGAAACAAACATGGAGACTTCTAACCAAGAGCCACCAAAGACAAATGAAGCGATGGGCGTGCATATCGTCTATATTAGCAAGGCAATCTCTGAAATAAAGTCCACCCTCAAAGAAATACAGGTCGACGCGGTCGGTCGGGTGGAATATGATGAACACGTATTATGGGGAAAGGACGCTGTAAAAGACCTTGATAAACGTGTCAGTACCCTCGAGGATGATCGCATGCTCGATGATAATAGCCTGGGAGCAAAAATTAAGAAAGCGCTCACAGATAAAGCAGTCACAATAATCGTTATCCTAATAGTGGTCATTATCCTGATGGCTATCTCAAAGCTCGGCAACTCCGACTTATTTGAATTGTTTGTAAAATAGTGCTTGTGTTATAATCCTAAGTAAGCAGAGCTTCTCAAATTGAGTAGTTGTGCCGACAACCTCAGAGGACAATTACCATGAATGACTCCAGTAAAGTCTCGTTCGGTAAACCAAAAGCCACTGGTGCGCTATTCGTAGCTCCAGCCGGGACTACTCTCCCAACTAACGCGAGTGCTTCACTCGACGCAGCCTTCAAGGGTCTGGGTTATGTTAGCGAAGAGGGGTTGGTCAACAACACCGAGACAGACGTCGAAGATACATTTGCATGGGGTGGCGACAATGTTTTGTCGGGTCAAACCACCTATGCGGAAATGTTCACGTTCAATCTCATCGAAACAAACGTTGAGACTGCGAAGTTGTACTATGGTGAGGATAACGTTACTGTAGATGGCGACAACATTACGATCAAAGCGAACGGCACGCCGCTCCCTGAAATCGTATTCGTTGCTGAACTTGTTATGACCGGCGGACGCGTTAAGCGTATCGTTGTCGAACGAGGTCAGATCGTCGACCGCAGTGGCGAGATTACCTATGTGGACGGCGAGCCTATCGCGTATCCAATCACGCTTAAGGCATACCCTGACAGCGATGGTAATACCCACACCGAGTACATTGCTCTAGTAGCATCCTAAGCGACGCAATACTTCGGCAGAGACACCCAGACTATTCTGGGTGTTTTTGTTTATGCTATAATTTGAACTACGATACTAAATAGAATTGGAGTGAGTTATGGCTGATGCCACAGATCAAAAAAATGATGGGCTAAAAGAGGTTGAAGCGTTCGGTTTCAAGTTCACTATTAACCCAGACCTACTAGACGACGTTGAGGCGTTTGAACTTATTGACCGCATCGAAAACAAGGGGCAGTCTGCCGGTATTGTTGAGCTGGTCAAATACATGATCGGTGAAAAAGGCTTGAACGATATGAAAGCACATTTTCGTGATGAAGATGCCAAGCTACACGCTGAGCAACTAAAGGCTGATGGCAAACCAGCCGACCCAGACTACAAAGGTCGCTTCCGTGTCAGTAAACTTCTAAAAGTCTATGAAGTCATTGTTGCGAACTACGACCCAAAAGAATAGCTCTACACAAAATACGCCGTGATTATTTTGACCAGTTAGAGGCGGACTTTCAGCAATACTACAACCTAGACATTTCGCAGGTGCTACACGGCAGAGCAGCGAGGTTGCTATTTCAGTTACCACGCGAATGCCGTGTTTTCTGTGCGCTTGAGCCGTCAAACCAATGGGGCTGGTCCGAAGTCTTGCAAAACAAAATGGCATTCTTGCTTGAGGTGCTGGTATGGCAGAACAGCAAGGATGCCCAGCGCAAGTCGCCACAGCATAAACCTAAGCTATTTGTACCTGCATTCATGAAGACTGCTACCCAGAAGAGCGCCATTGCCAAAGATAGCATTGCAGCTGATACCGATACCATTAAAGAGCTACTGGCAAGACCCCGAAAATAGACAAAGACCACTCCCCTACTGGCTTTTTTGGGCAAAAAGTGGCATTGTAGGCAATACAACGCTTAACGGGGGTGGCGACCACTCCCCTACCCTATCATAATAAAATTTACAGCCTGTCAAACACCTTGACGGCTTTTTTCATGCGACACCCAAGGCAGGGTGGGGGAGTGCCTAATAGTAATCACCCATACGCATGAGCTATACTAAGTGCATGGGCAAATTCATAACGTTTCAACTCGACCCACAAGGTGGCGAAGATATACTGACAGATTTGGCGGCAAAGACCATCCAAACGTCGGCAGAGGCAATCAAAGCCAGAGCGTCAGCAATGGCTGGTAGCATGTCAAGCAACCCACCAGACATCAATCTAAGTACCCGAGTTGGTACTATTCGTCGTGGTCGTCGAGCCATCGCTACACTTACGGTTGACCCACACGGCGATGCTCACTCAAACTACATTGGGCGTATGGCTTTAGTCAAGGCAAAGGATGCTGG